CAGCACCAATTAATTCCTCAACCAATTTAAGTTTTTCATCCTTACCTTCAGTCGCTAAAGATGTGTAATCCATTGTTAATTCTGAATCAGGTGTTTTTAAGTTACCACTATATTTACCTCTAACTCTTGCTAAAGTTTCTTTACAATATGCGATAAACCAATTTCTAACCCAAATTTGTGCGGGGTGGTTTAAGTCCGACCATGATAACGAATCCAACGGAACATCAGATGGTAATTTAATAATGTCAGGGTTTGCCTTTAAACAATTGTCTCTACCACCATCAGTTGTGTCGTAATACCAATACCATACTTTACCTCTAGTCATTGTTCCATTACCAAAGTCAAATTTACCTCCAGGTGTATTCATTAAGTGTATTGCTTTTTTACCACCTGGAAGTGCGGTAATTCTGTATGTTAAATCACCCGCAATAATTCTTCTTTGAATGTTGATTTCTTGCATTCTTAATAACATATCAAATGCTGGCATCATAAAATATGACCCTGCCATGTTACCACCAAGTTGTGCAAGACCTCCACCTCCTCCGAGACCTCCACCATATCCTAATGCCCCAAAAGACCAAGGATCAAACATTGTGTTGTTTAATGTTGCGGGACTAAACCACAATAATTCATTAATTTCTCTGTTTGCTGGAATTTCATAAATTTGTTGATTTTTAACTAATTGAATGTAATCCTTTTTAAGTTCCCATTCTCCACCTGCTTGTAGACCAACAATCTTAGAGTAAGCGTAAGTATATCTTGTTTCGTAATCTAAACTTTTTGTAACAAACGCCCTTGCGACAGATTGGGTTTCAATATTTAAATTATATAAACTTGTCCATTGGGATTCAATTAACCAGTCTTGGACATATTGAGAATATTGGTCAATGGAAAATTCTAGCAAAGTATCCATTTGTTCGTCTTCCAATTCAACACCTCTTAATGGAGCACCAAGTATGTGTCTAATTTGTTTGTATAATTTGGATCTTTCTGGTTCAGGTATAATTGACATATTATTTGTTTTAATATAAATATCTGTTAAAACAAAAAATAATTATTTCTATTTTTATCAGAAATAGGGAAAAGTTTTCGGACTTGGTGTTGAAATGTCTTTAAATCCAGGTATATTATAAGTTTCCTTTAACCACGTTCTTATAATAGGCGTAATTTCATAATCATAAAGATTAAAGACATTTTGAATTATATCCCAATAATCTCGGTTAAAAAACATAGTTTTTATTTTAGGATGGTTAAAATATAAAAATATCCCATTACCATTTTGATCAACATAAGATTTTATTGAATTATTATTATTAAGTACGGGAGTTAGATTCCCAAATTTTTTATCTAACCATTTTAATATAATTTTTTCTTTAGGGTCATTCGATTCATTAATGTTTTCCTTTTTATTTGTTTTTAATTCATAAAGGTCATTAACAAATTCCCAATTAATGTGATTCCAAAATCTGTTTATATATTGATCCCTTTTATTACGATATCTTAAATAATATGCGTGTTCCCAAACATCAAGACCAAGTAAAGGGTATCCACCACCCTCAACCACATTCATTAATGGGTTATCTTGATTTGGTGTGGACATAATTTTTAATTTATTATTTTTTGTTAAAATTAACCAAGCCCAACCTGACCCAAATCTATCTAACGCAACTTTATTAAATTCTTCTTTAAAGTTTTTAAATGAACCATATTGTTTTGTTATTTTATCCAAAAGTCCCCCTTTTAAAGTTTGTTTTTTTGGTGATAACATTTTCCAAAACAATGCGTGGTTAAATGCCCCACCAGCATTATTTCTAACTTTAACATCAAACTTACTGATTGATTTAACAATATCCTCAAGTTCCATATCACCTTTTCTACTTGATAATGCATCGTTAAGTTTTTTCACATAACCTTTATAATGTTTGTTGTAATGAATATCCATTGTTTCAGGATCAACAAACTTCTTAAGTGCCGAATATGAGTATGGTAATTTTTCAATACCAATTTTAGTCATTTCGGTAATAAATTCTTTTTGAATATCAATCTTTTCGGTCAAGACCATTTGTTCGGTTAGTAGATCTAATCTATTTGTTATTGATTTAAGACCTTCAAAAATTAAACCATCATGTTCAGGATGTTCCTTTTCAAACATCTTCATTAATCTACCCGCAAACGCATTTGCCTCGTCTTCATTTTGACCACCAATATCAGGACCTTTTTCTCTATTTAGAATTCCGTGTTGATATTCATGAACCCATTCGTGAGCAAGGGTTCTTAAGATATCACGATTTAATCTACTTTTAGTTAATATCTTTAATTTATGTGTTGATGTCCTACTACCTGTAGTCATACTACCATTTCTTTCACCCAAGAAATAAATAACAATATCATCCTTTAATGGGAATTTTTTATTCAGAAACTTAATAAATTTTTTGGCAAGATCTCTACTTTCCTGAGACATTGGACATTCAATATGTTTAATTGATACTTTCATTATTAAATAAATATCAATTAAGATAAACTTTTACCTTCTTTTGTTAATTGAATTTAATATTTCTTCAACAATATCCCCACCATTCTCAAGTAGGTCATCACCCATTACGGTATTTATGATCTGTTTTTTTCTTGTTAGGATATCATAAATCGCACCTTCAATAGTGTTTTCAAACAATGGGTAATAAACAAGAACATTATTTTTTTGACCATAACGATACGCCCTGTCTTCTGCTTGTGCGTGTTCTGCGGGGAATGATAAGTCATTCATGATAACAACTTCTGCCGAGGTTAAGGTTAAACCAACTCCAGCAGCTTTAAGGTTACCAACAAATACTTTAATCTTTTCGTTTTCTTGAAATTGATCAACCGCAAATTGTCTTTGAGGTTTAGAACAACTACCATCTAAATAAACTGATTGTTTTCCAAAATGATTATGGATCATTTGTAATGTATCGGTAAAGTTTGTGAAGATAATAACTTTTTTACCTTGTTCAATTATGTTTTCAACAAATTCAATTGTGTGTTTAATTTTTTCATTTGCAATAATTTTTCTGACTTTCATCAGTTTACTGAATTGAATTGTTAAGGATGATGACTCGTCTTTTTTATTATCAAACCATTCATAATATTCACCCATCATTTCTTCGTAATCTTTAGATTTTAATCTTAGATATACAGGTGAAATAATTTTATCGGGTAGATCAAGAACATCTTCTTTTAATCTTCTTAACATTTGTTTTGATGTTCGGTCTCTTAATTCTTCTAAATTGGATGCACCTTGGACATTCCACACCTTTCTTTTTCCCGCCATAAATTGGTATCCCTGACAGTATCGGATAGCGTAAGCCATCCAATTCTGCGCCACGGGACTTTCGATGATACTCAAAAGATTAAAATAATTCATCGGTCTTGAAGTCATCGGAGTTCCTGTTAATAACCAAACTCGTTTAACATCTTTTACAAATGAATTAATTATTTTAGTTCGTTGTGCCTGTGGATTTGATATCATATGGGCTTCATCTAAAATAACCAAATCAAAATTTGATTTATGGATTAACGATTCTTGTATGTTTTTTGGGTCGTAGAAATTTTTAAGAATATCATAATTTATAATGGTAAAATCTTCGTCAGTTGAAAACTTTTTACCTTCACTAATATAGACACTACGATCCGTATAATTTTCAATCTCACGTTGCCAATTGATCTTTAGTGATGCAGGACAAACAATCAATATTTTTTTTGATCCCGTCTCTAATGCCGCAATAATCGTTGCGGTAGTTTTACCAAGACCCATATCGTCAGCAAGAATAAATCTTCTTGAACCTGCCAATTTTTCTATTGCGTCCTTCTGATGATTAAGTGGAGGTCTATGATCATACTTTGAATAATCAACTTCAACCTTTTCAACATTGTGAGTTTTTATCAATGCAGATTTTGGAATCCACAATTCAGTTATTGGGTCATTCTCAAAAAACTTACCCCAAATGTGATAGGATTTTTCTTTTTCAACCAAAAGTTTTTCAATGTAAATTTTATCAGGGACTTGTAATAGGTATTTTTCTTCAGCAAATTTCTTTGCAAAATATGTATCAAGATCAACCCATTTACGAGCAACCTTCGGTTTAACTTCGTGGTAATTTATAATGTAATCTGATTGACTTCTTGTTGGGAAAAACTTTTTATTGTTTTCTTTTTTTGTCTTTAATGTGAGAATATAGTTGTTTGCGCCCGAATAAACTTCAAGTAATTCCAACGCTTTATGTTCTATCATAGAAGATGATGTATCCAAAACAAATAGTTTTTTTATAATAATAATCAATAAATAGATATTTATCAATAAAACAAATTTTTATGCAAAATAAAGTTCCAATTACACGATTAGGTAAATTTTTTGGTGAGAGTGATTTCAACCTTGAAATATCACTTGGTGAGGAATGGTTAGTTGGTGACATGAACTTTACTTGTGTTTTATATCGTATTGATAGAATTAAAACTAAAACAGATGATGTTTATGGTGAAACGGTAGAAGATGGAATTAAGTTTCTACCTCCAGTTGAATTTAATGCGTTTATCCAAGTATCGGCACCTGAAAATAAAATGATGGGTACCACACGTATTGATCAAATGGAACCTGGTAATATTAGAATTTCAGTTTACCAAAAAACATTGGATGACTTAGAAGTTGATATTAATTTTGGTGATTACATTGGGTATTACGAAAGTGAAACGGTAGTTAGATACTATACGGTAAATAATGATGGTCGTGTGGTTTCTGATAACAAACATACCTACGCAGGGTATAAACCTTTTTATCGCACTATTAGTGCATCACCTGTTGGACCAAATGAATTTAGAGGATTATAATTATGGGATTACCAAAAAAAATAAAAAAAACATTACCACTAACTCAATCAAGAACTTTATATCCTAGAAGACAGGAATTAAAGGAAATGATTGAACGTGATGGTACGTACTTACCGAAGTCATTATTACACGCAGATCTTGATCGTGGGTTTTTGGATTTTGTTAGAGATGAATTAAAATGTGTTGTTGAGGGTAAAACCGTACCAATGGTGGATATTTTAATATCAACTCAAAATTGGTCTCAGTTTGTTGAAACTTGGGATTTCCAAAATATTGATAAAAATGCCGAACCCCCATTTATTACCGTTATTAGAACACCCGAAGTTAAATTCGGAACAAATCCTGCATTAAGATATAACATACCTAATAGAAGACAATATTATTACGCTCAAGTCCCAACTTGGGACGGACAAAGACATGGAATGGATATTTATAAAATTCCACAACCTGTACCTGTTGATATCAAATATACCGTTGCAATTATTTGTAATAGAATGAGAGAATTAAATAAATTCAATCAGATTATATTAGAAAAATTTTCATCAAGACAAGCGTATCAAAATATTAAAGGTCATTATATTCCAATTGTGAATGATGATATTACAGACGAATCGGTATTGGATCTTGAAAAAAGAAAAGTTTATATTCAAAAATATTCTTTTACATTATTAGGATTTTTAATTGATGAGGATGAGTTTGAAGTTCAACCTGCGGTTACAAGGATTTTTCAAATGTATGAAGTAGATGTTCAAACAAGAAAAAAACGTCAGAAAAAAGAAGAACCAAATCCACCATCAACTTATACTATACTATACCCTAACGGTATAACCGAATCTACAGAAACTTTTGAATATACGACCAATTTAACTTTGGTCAATTCAGTAAACGTTGATTCTTATGATGTTTATATAAATGGTGATTACTACGGATCTGACATTACGGAAATACAAATTAACACGAATGATGTGTTGAACATTCAAATCGTTAAGGGTAATCCAACAGGAGATACGTCAATGTTATTTGACCAAGAATTATTGTAATTAATCTTCCCCGTATATATCTTTTTTCTCCTTACATTTTTCAAGTATAAGGTTTTCCAAAAATTTATACATTTTAATCCCACGCTTATCACAATAACGTTTTAATACCTCGTGAACCTCCACCGAGATCTTTAAATTTTTAATTTTTTTTATATCATCTTCCATAGGTAGAAAAAAGGTAGAATAAAATCATACCAAAATATAAATACTTTTTAATAAGTAAAGTTTTTGCCTAAAACAACAATATTTATATAATAAAATAAATCTATAAACTAAAAAACAAAATGGCAACTAACAGTAAAGTATTTGTATCACCAGGTGTATATACTTCAGAAGTTGATTTAAGTTTCGTTGCACAAAGCGTTGGTGTTACCACTTTAGGTATTGCGGGAGAGACACAAAAAGGTCCTGCATTTGAACCAATCTTTATCAGAAACTTTGATGAATTCACAACTTATTTTGGAGGAACATCAGCTGAAAAATTCGTAAATACTCAAATCCCTAAATATGAGGCGGCTTACATCGCTAAATCATATTTACAACAATCTAACCAATTATTCGTAACAAGAGTTTTAGGTTTGTCAGGTTATGATGCAGGACCATCTTGGTCTATCGTAACTAAAGCGAATGTTGACCCTACAACAATTGGGTTTGATTGTGCAAGTGGTGTAACAAACAATTGTGTATTTGAATGTACTTCAGCGAACACGGTTGATTTCTCAGTTAATTTCTCAGGATGTAATAATACTGATACATCAATTAATTTCACAACTGATTTCCCTAGTCAAATCCAATCAATTTTAGGATTACCTTACACTCAATTTAATGGTGGAACATCTTCATTGGATGAAGACATCACTAGTACAATTAGTGGTATTATTAATTTGGATAACCCAATAACAGGTCAAACGGTAATTGATTATTTCGGATCTATTGATACGGATGATTATAACGTACTACACCCAATTTTTTCTGCAGGAACTGAAAACAATATATTTGATGTCCCTTCAGTATCTTTAGATGCAACTAATCTTGAATCTCCAACTAACGATTCTTGGTACTACGCATTATTTGATAATACAGGAAATGGAAATTACACAGGGTTTTCATTCTATTCTTATGTTACAGGTGTAACTGCAACGACTACCTCATCTAATTGTGCGTCTTTCTACTCATTTAGTGTTGGTGGATCAGTTTCAACATTTAACCCTATTGTGTCAGGAGGTACAGGATATACTGCAACAACAAGTTTAACGACTACATCAACTACAGGAGTTGGTGCGGGATTAACCGTTGATATTGCGGTAAGTGGTACAGGAGTTGTTACAGGTGTAACAATTAGTTGTGCGGGTAGTGGTTATGAAGTCGGTGACATCGTACAGATAATTCAACCTGGATCAGGTGGAAATTCATATCTTACAATTGCATCAGTTGGAGCAACGACTAATGGTGTTATTAATTACAATACAAATACTATTAGTGTTTGTTTACCTTCAGGTACATCCGCTTGTGTATTGTCTTCTTTAGTTCCTACGTTCAGTGCTTGTACAAGTGGTGTAAGTGCTAATTCTGTAACACAATTAAGTGGTGGAACTGAAATTGATTTTTCTTCAGGTTCTAACGTGTATACTTTAACATCTGAAGATGGAAGTATTGTCAATACTTTTACGGTAAATGTTGTTATTAATGATCCATGTAATCCTTGTACAACCACAGGTGGTGGTACTCAAGATTTAGGTGAAATTACAACTTGTTACTCAGGTCAAGTGGTTGGTAGAATTTATCTTTATACAGGTAATTCATTTACTGATTACGACGATTTGGTAATTGGAACATTAAGATCTAGAGGTATTTCAACTTACGTTGATGGAAATAACCCAACTTGGGAAGTTACAGGAATTACTGATGTAACATTAGATATGACAGGTGCGTATTCAGGAGTTAGTAAAAATCCTTATTTACCATTCTTGGTGAATGCAACTAATAAAGAAGGTAATTCATTCTCATTTGAGACATCATTTACATCAAGTGATTCTAAATATTTAACTAAAGTATTTGGTACAAGTAACTTTGGGAAACCAAGAACTACCGTTCCATTAATGGCAGAAGAACGATTCCAATCACTTCTTAACTACGCTTACAGACAAGGTTTTATTAGAGGATTGAGTTCTCAACTTGTTTCATTGGATTCTGCTCAAAGTGAAAATTCAACTTCAATTGGGTGGTATTTAGACAGATACCAATCACCAAGTTCTCCTTGGGTTGTGTCTGAAGTTAGAGGTACTAAAGTTTATAACTTATTTAAGTTCTACACAATTGCCGATGGTAACAATGCAAATACTGAAGTTAAAATTTCAATTGCAGATATTTCATTCGCAAATCAAACGTTTACCGTATTAGTTCGTGATTATTATGATACAGATTCTGCACCTACAGTTTTAGAGAAATTTACAAATTGTTCAATGGATCCAAGTCAAAATAGTTTCATCGCTAAGAAAATTGGTACATTGGATGGTGAGTACGAATTGAACTCTAAATATTTGATGGTTGAAATGAATGAAGACGCTCCTGTAGATGCATTACCTTGTGGGTTTGAAGGGTTCTCATTTAGAGAATACTCAGGTGCAAGATCTCCATTCCCAATTTATAAAACTAAATACGATTTCCCAGGTGAAGTAATTTACAACCCACCATTTGGTTTACCTACAGGTGGAGATAATTTAACTACAACAGGTGGTGATAACGTTAGAAGAACTTACTTAGGTATGTCTAACTTCTGGGGTTACGATACTGACTTCTTTGAATATGTTGGTAAAAGAAATCCAATAAGTTCTTGTGATCTTGAGGGTGCTGAATGGTCTTATAAGACAAGAGGTTATCACATGGATATAAATGCGGCAACCCTTACAATACCAAGTTTTTACTCAACAAGTGGAACTCCAAGGTTCTTTGTAGGTGACGCACCTTTTGCTTCAGAACCATTAAATGAATCAAGTCCATACTACAGATTGTTCTCAAGAAAATTCACTTTGTTTGTTCAAGGAGGATTTGACGGATGGGATATCTATAGAGAATATAGAACAAATGGAGACAAATATGTATTAGGTAGAATAGGTTACTTGAATGGAGCTTGTGCAACTGATAGATACCCTACCGCATCAGGATGGGGAGCGTTCAAACAAATATCAATTGGTGACGGAACTCGTACATACGCAAATACTGACTACTACGCATACTTGTTAGGTATCAGAACATTCGCAAACCCTGAAGCGGTTAATATCAATGTATTTGTAACACCTGGTATTGATTATGTAAATAACAATGGTTTGGTTGAAGACGCGATTGACATGATTGAAAATGAAAGAGCGGATTCATTGTATATTACAACTACACCTGACTACAACTTGTTCTTACCAACAACTACAGGTGTTGATGGGTTGATTTATCCTCAAGAGGCGGTTGATAACTTGGAAATTACGGGTATTGACTCTAACTACACTGCAACTTACTACCCTTGGGTATTGACTCGTGATACGGTTAATAATACACAGATCTATATACCACCAACTGCGGAGGTAACAAGAAACTTGGCGTTGACCGACAATATTGCGTTCCCTTGGTTCGCTGCGGCGGGTTACACTCGTGGTATTGTTAATTCAGTTAAAGCTCGTAAGAAGTTAACTCAAGAAGATAGAGATACTCTATACCTTGGAAGAATTAACCCAATCGCAACTTTCTCAGACGTAGGTACGGTAATTTGGGGTAATAAAACACTTCAGTCTAGAGAGTCAGCACTTGATAGAATCAACGTTAGAAGATTGTTATTACAAGCGCGTAAATTGATTTCATCGGTTTCAGTAAGATTGTTGTTTGATCAAAATGACGAACAAGTAAGACAAGATTTCTTAAATGCGGTTAATCCAATTTTGGACTCAATCAGAAGAGACCGAGGTTTATATGATTTCCGAGTTACGGTTTCAAGTGATACTGCTGACTTAGACAGAAATCAAATGACGGGTAAGATTTACATCAAACCAACTCGTTCACTTGAATTTATTGATATTACTTTCTACATTACTCCAACGGGAGCATCGTTTGAAAATATCTAATAAAAATAAAACAAAAAAGAAAAGGGAGACAAGTTCTCCCTTTTTTTATTTAACAGATATTTATTAATATGAATTACGTGACTTTAACAAGACAGATCATTAGTGAAATGACTAAAGAAAAAAACCTTAGGTTATATGGTTTTGACTGGGACGACAATATTTTAAGAATGCCCACCAAGATTAATATGGAAGTAAAGAAAAATGGTAAGTGGGTACCAGTAAAAGTATCAACCGAAGATTTTGCTCACCTTAGAACTGACCCTAACTATAGAACATTACCAAATTCATTTGAGGATTTTACACACCCCGAAAAGTTTTTGGAAGATACTGAAATGGCGATTGAGAATAATAGAAAATCCCCAAGTTTCAGAAAGTTCAAGGAAAACCTAATCCACGCAAACCCATTTTCAATTATCACCGCTAGAGGACATAACCCACAAGTTATTAAGAAAGGTGTAAGATTATTTATAGAAATGGTTTTATCTCCTGAAGAACAAGAAACTATGGTAGATAATATTATAGATATGTTTAAACACGAAGAAGTTTTCTCCAAAAATTTCTTACAAAAATTAGATCGTCTTAATGATAATCAAATCATTGACCTATATCTTGACGAACGAGGTGATTATTATCCCGTGTCTTCAAAAGAATTTGGTCAAAAATTCGGTTTAGAAACTAGTGGTGGAGCGTCAAATCCTGAACACGCAAAGAAAGTTGCGTTATTAGATTTCATTTCAAAATACAACGATTTAATTTCAAGTGGTAAATATGTGAACACTTCACTAGGGTTTTCTGATGATGATTCAAGAAATGTTAGTGCGATGGTAGAATACGTTAAAAATGAATTATCTAGAATGTATCCAGAAGTTAAATTTATTATTTATGATACTTCAGAAGGAGGATATAATAAAATTCATATTGAAGCGAACAAAGAAGATAATAATGAAGTAATGCTAGAAAACTTAATTAAGAGAACAATATTGAAAATTAAATCAAAGTAAATAGAAAAAAGAATACTACGATATATTTATAATAAAAAATAAACTAAAAACTAAAACAAAAAAATATGGCTGATTTATTAATGAAAATGCCAGTTCCTTACGAACCGAAAAGACAGAACCGATTCATAATTAGATTTGACTCAACATTGGGTATCAATGAATGGTTTGTAGAAAGTGCTGCAAGACCATCAATTAAAATCGGTTCAACAGAAATCCAATTCTTAAACACATCTACATTCGTTGCGGGTAGATTTAACTGGGATCCAATTCAGGTTAAATTTCGTGACCCTATTGGACCATCTGCGGCTCAAGCGTTAATGGAGTGGGTTCGTTTATGTGCGGAGTCAGTAACAGGTCGTATGGGTTACGCTGCTGGTTACAAGAAAAACGTTGATATTGAAATGTTGGACCCAACAGGTGTTGTTGTTGAAAGATGGATTTTGGAAGGTGCGTTCTTAACTGACGTTAACTTTGGATCTTTATCTTATTCACAAGATGCGTTGGCAGATATTTCCGCAACACTTCGTATGGATCGTTGTATATTGGTTTATTGATATTACTCAAATATACTTAAAACCTGCAAGAATTTCAATGTTCTTGTGGGTTTTTTTATTTACAAAATTTTGTTATTGATTAATTTTTTAACAAAAAGAAATTATGGAAACTAATGTTAATGAATACGGACAAATGGATTTTAATTTACCACACGATGTGGTCACATTACCATCAAGGGGAGTATTTTACAAATCAAAAAAGAAAAGTGTTAAGGTAGGTTACTTGACCGCATCTGACGAAAACATCTTATCAAATATCAACCCAAATAAATCAGTTAAAGAATCAATAGTATTACCTTTATTAAGAAATAAATTATACGAACCCGATCTTAGACCTGAAGATTTGTTGGACGGAGATTTGGAAGCACTTTTAATTTTCTTAAGAAACACATCCTTTGGTCCTGAATATAACGTCAAACTTATTGATCCACAGACAAACAAAGAATTTACTGCGGACATTTTATTGGATGAACTTAACATTAAGAAAACAGATGCAACACCTGATGAAGAAGGGTGTATATCAACAACATTACCTAGAAGTGGGGTAACATTGAGGCTTAAATATCTAACATTGAGAGATTCAATGGACATTGAAAGAATTTTAAATGATTATCCCGCAGGTAGAATACCACCAACAACAACCACAAGATTAAATAAAATGATCGTTAGTATTGATGGTGACATTGATAGAAACAAGATTTCTAAATTTATTGAGTCAATGCCGATTATGGACTCAAAACATATCACAAAATTCATGAGTGATAATGAACCTAGATTGGACTTAACAAAACAAGTAATATCCCCGTCAGGAGAAAAGGTGAGTGTGAACATCACCTTTGGGGTTGAATTTTTTCGGCCTTTCTTCTAATTACACAAAATTTTTATTAGACGAGTTTTATATTTTGGCAAAAATTTTAAGGACTTCTTATACGGAGTTCTTAAATATGCCCACATATATTAGAAAGTATTTGATTGATAAAATCATTGAGGACAATAAAAGAACCTAAATAGGTATTTATATAAAAATACAATTTGATTTATGTTGGAAGATAAAAATAGTAAACTTGGTGTTGATTTAAAAACTACATCTGATGAAACAACGATATTAAACGATAATTTAATTGATTTAAATAAAACAATTAATGATATTGACCTTAAAAGTCCATTTGAAAGTGCTAGTAAAATATTTAGTCAACTTACAGACCAAGCAAAAGAAATTCCCAAAGCAATACAAGATTTAGATCAGGCGGCATCTAAATTAGTTAGAACACTAGGAGTCACAAGAGAACGAGCAGGTGAATTTGTTTCAACCATATCAAGTGCGGTACCCATGTTTGCTAAAATGGGAGTTAATTTATCAGAAATTGTAACAACTTTTGAGGGAATTTCAGGTGCGTTTGGTAGTAATGTTTCTTTAAATGAAGAGGCATTATCCAATCTTAAGGCAACATCAATTGTTACAGGTCAAGGAGTAAAAGAATTGGCGGGTGGATTTAGAGATGTTGGTGTTAGTATTAATGATGTTGGTGATAGAATGTTAGAAGTAACCAAAATCGCAAGACAATCGGGAGCATTAGTGTCCGCAGTTTCTTCGGGTGTGGTTGCAAATTTAGGTAAGATGAACCTTTATAATTTTGAAGGAGGAACTAAAGGTCTTGCTAAAATGGCGGCACAAGCATCAAAATTAGGTATTAGTATGGAGTCAATATTTGCGGTAACGGATAAAGTATTTAATCCTGAAGGTGCGATTGAAATGGCAGCAGGATTACAAAGATTAGGAGTAACCGCAGGTCAATTATTAGATCCATTAAGATTAATGGATTTAGCTCAAAATGACCCTGCAGAACTACAAAATCAAATAGTTCAGATGACTAAAGAATTTACCGTATTTAATAAACAAAATAATCAAATAGAAATATTACCTGGAGCAAAAAGACGATTAGAAGAAATTGGTAAAGCGATGGGACTACCTTCAGGGGAAATCAAAAAAATGGCGATTAATGCGGGTAATTTTGAATATAAT